TTGACTAAGTTCATAACTTAGCCATATATTAATATAGATATAGCATAATCAGGTAGTTACAGAACTCAGTTAAAGCATTAGTTTAGGTGGGTGTTTGACTGTCAACTAAAGATACAGTCACATTCTCACACAAATTATATCCACATAACTTGTTAACTCTCAACATGTTACAGCATTACCTACAACATAACTAGCATCACCTGTAATATAATCAATTTGATTAACATCTACGGTGTGAGACTGTCAATATGATTAATATTAATATTATATCACTGTCAAATTATACTTAATGCATCTGACTGAGTATATATATGTATAAAACATATTATATAACATTAATAATAATCAATATGACAGGATTATCTTGTACAATAATCAAATTAAAAGTAGGTTTATAAGACCACATAAGAATATAAAATAATACTTTTAAGACATTAGACCACATCATACAAAAACACAACAATCCACAACAGTTTAAAGTTGAATAAATAAAAGTTGACGCAGTCAAGAAAAACATACAGTATATAAAATACAGTATTACTAATTAAATACATAGTGCATAAAAATAATAAACCCCTGCCTGTTACAGCAAGGGTATATTCTTCCGTGTGTTAAGCGAATGGGTTATCTTCCAACCCGTCTTCATCTTCAACCACAGGTGTTGGTGCGTCCACACCATAGTCTTCCCAACTAAGGCTTTCAATAACCAACCCTGCAACACTTGGTACAATAGTTTTATTATCATCTAATAATGATAACGCAAAAGATACTTCATCTCCTGCTTCTACTTGTCCCCATACACTCTCGTATATAACTCCAAATGCAGGTTTAGTACTTTTAGAAATAATTATACACGTTTTATAACGCGTATTTTTATCACTTTTACTGATTTTAATGGCTTCATTGATACTTTTCAGGGTACCTTTGCCAAAAATGGTTTTCTTTTCCATAATCTTAAATTTAATTAATTAAACATTTATATCCCTAATAGTTTAGAGCTGAATAAAATAAAAGCTGCCGCAGGCAAGAAAAAAAGGGGATGTTACTCCCCCTTAATATTTATAAATTTTTAAACATAGCAACTAAGTCAGCATGGTCATCATTACCATTTGAGTTTTCTAACTCAGGTAACTCAGGTAGGTTAACATCTTTACCTGAATATGCATACCAATCTATTGAACCACAACCTGAGCTTTTACTATAGGTCTCTATGACATATTTCTCAAGCATTTCCCATATATCATCAAAATACATACCTGTTACTTTATAATACCCATCAGAAGTAAGGCCATCAAATCTTGGTACATAACCCATAGTATCCCATGAGTAACCATCATCAAACATTCTAACTTTCTCTGCAACAAATGTAATAACAGGAAAAGGTATAGTAGCTTCTACCTCAATCTTTTTTTTATACGTTATTGTTTTCATAATAAATAGTTTTAATTAATATTAATAAGAGTTAAAAGTTGAATAAAAAAAGGGGATATTACTCCCCTGTTTCATTTTCCATTCAAGATATGTTAGCTTCAATACCTTCCTGGACACGTGCTCTATAAGCTTTCAAATCAGATAACTTACATTTTTCTTCATGTATTTGAGCTTGAAGCTTAGTAAGATTTCTTTCAATCTTAGCAATATCATAATCTAGCATTTCAGCTAAATCAAATAAATTATTTGTTTTCATAATCTTTAATTTAAATTAATAATTAATAATAGTTAAGAGCTGAATAAATTAACAAAAAACATAAAGGCTATAAGCCCTTACGTTTCTTATATTCATCAGAATACTTCTCATTATCAGGGGCCATACTAGCACCCCAAATAAAGAAAAATGAAAACATGCATAATATAGCACATGCAGTTGGTGCTTTCTCTGCCCATGCTTCATAAGCAAAGACCCCTATAATGATACCTATGAAGGTCATCATTATAAACTGAAAAGAGTATTTCATAATAATTAAAATTAAAGGGGCTACTAACCCCTTAGTTAAACAATTCATCTTCATCATTTAAATCTTCAATGCTATAATAAGCATCAAGAAATACTGCTAATTCTTTTTCATCCATAATAATAAGTTTTAGTTTATTAATAGTTAAAAGCTGAATAATTTTAAAAGAGAGAAATGCCCGAAGGCATTCTCTTATATGTCTCTATGAAAAGAGTAAAATCTGTAGGGTAATTGCCCTCCTTTAGGATGAGCAATGAATGTATCAAGATTAATAATGTAATCAGCAGTTTCTAAGATGTCTCCATCTTCTGCTATTAAATTCTGTGTGAAGTAGATGTTGTTCTCTTTGTCATCTCCCCAATAAAGTGTTATGTTTTCCATAATAATAAATTTAATTAATATTTAATAAAAGTTAAAAGCTGAATAGAAAGTTGCGAAGCAAGAAAAAATAAGGGTATAACCCCTTATTCATCCCACCATACCATAACAAAATTACCAAAAACATCTACACCAAATGAATACCCACCAGATCCATTTATAATAAATATTCTTTCTTTAAAAAGAATATTATTATCACTATCAGTCACTACTTTATTATACCACATAACTCTAAGATTTAAATTATTATTAGTTGTGAGCTGAATAAATTAAAAAAAATAAGTAAGGGTATAACCCCTACTTAGTTCTTATAATCTCAAATATTAATAAGTTTGCACTTACTATCTGTATTTGATATTTAACTAACTCACCTTTAGTAATGAGTGAGTTAATAAAAGCTTGGATTTGACTCATGCTTTTAATTTTTGAGGTAGTTTCACCTACCATTTCTAATGATGGATCCACCATCATTAGAGTAACTTTAATATCTGTTCTCATAATTCTAAAATTTCATAATGGTTATGAGTTGAATTCTTTTAAAACAATGGGGGGTACCAGCTAGGCCTGAAGGGCCGGGGGGTTTGCTATGGAGGGTCCACCTCCATCTCATGCATATACAAAATGTGTCCACTACATCTTACTGCATATACAAAATCCGTAAGTGTATTTATTTATTATAGGTAAGGTGTATTCCGGGGAATTATTATATATTTGTATGTATCATAAATTTTTTTTTAAATTTATTAGTTTATTAGGTAAGGAAACCTCTGGAGTAATCTAGAGGTTTTGTTGTATATTTGTAATTTAAAATTATTTGTTATGCAGTTATATAGAGAAAGGCCTAAAAGTATTGAGGCTATACAGTATGATGGTACAGAAGAATGTGCTATTAAGATTTCCGGGTATGAGTATTTTACAGGACACATTAATTATATCAATCATAAATTTGATAGCTTTTTTCTTACTACTAATAATGGTGATCTTAAGTTAACCCCGGGGGACTATGTTATAAAAGATTGGTACGGGGAATATACTTTGATGCCAGAAAAAATTTTTAATAGGATGTATAAGGTATTTGAATAATACTTATATTTGTGATATCATTATTGTTTTGCGATTTATAATGGTTATTGTTTTAATTGGTTATTAGAGTAAGTCTAGATGTAAAATTCTAGACTTATTTTTTTGTTTAAACTTTAATTGTTTAATAAATTTATTATCTTTACTGGATAATTAAAACATAGTATTATGAGTAAAGCAATTAAAAGTCTTAAGGGACGTAGAGTATTAATCAGTCAGCCAGAAAGAAAAGAATCTGTGATTGAATTAAGTGAAGCTGACAAAGCACACATGGATGCTGAGGACATGAAGAAGTGGACCAAGTTAACAGTGTATGCAGTTGGTGAAGAAGTTAAAACTTTAGAGGCAGGTGATGTAGTTTACATTGGTGTTAATTCTATCAAGAATGCAGAAGCAATTGAAGTTGATGGAGGTATTAAGTTGATGGTAAGTGAATATGATATTGCAATAGTATGGTAGATATGAATAAACTTTGTGATCTCTATAATGAGAAATCTAAGAATAGATATTATGATAATGCATTACCAAACTCTTTTAAGTATACAACTCCTAAACCTGTACTAAGGCCAGAACACTATGGTGGTAATGGAAATGTATATGAAGTTTTTAATGTGCTTGAAGCATGGGGACTTGATAAAGATTTTTACTTAGGTAATGTAATTAAGTATCTGGCAAGAGCTGGAAAAAAAGATGCTTCTAAAGAGTTAGAGGATCTGGAAAAAGCTGAAGTATATTTAAAAAGAAGAATAGCTGAGTTAAAAAAATGAAATGGCTTTTGATATTATTATTGTATTCATGTGCATCAGTTGGTCCTAACTATAATCAAGGAGGGAGTCACAATGATGATATGGCAATGCGTAGTAAGATTGTATTCAAGGAAGACCTGAGAGTTAAAAACAAAATGATTAGTACTAGAAGTTCTGCTAGAAAGAGTATACACAAGGCAAAAAAAATTAGAAATAAAAAATTAAAAAAGTATATCTGATTAAAATATTATTTATATATTGCACTAGCTAAACTACAATTCTCAGTATTAGACTATTTATTCGACTAGCTAGGTAAGGAAATCCCAGATTAATTTTCTGGGATTTTGTTTTTTTATATATATTTGTAATGATGATTTAAATTAATTATTATGAAAAAATTTGACATGGGAAAATATATACTGTTTGCAAGTGATAATGCTACAGAGATATTTGATTACTATAAGGTAGATGAGATGCATGGGTTGAATAGAAAGGATGCACAAGCAGAAGAAGTAGATAAGACTGTTGGTAATGGTGTTTATTTTTATGGTTGGTGTAACTATGATCCGGCAGATAAGAAGTTAACTGCAAAGGATCCATACAAACCATTCTTGTGTATAAACCTTGGTACGTTTAATAGGTATAGTGTTACTGAGAAAGCTACAGCAGTTATGCATGAAGCTATGCACATGGCTATCTTACTTAATAACTGGAACATTACAGATAAGGAAGAAGAAGCAATTGGGTTTGCAGAGGATGAAGCTAATAAGATTATTAAGAAGTTAGACTTTGATAAGAAGGAAAGTCCTAAAAAGCAATTCTTTAAAAGATAAGTTACTCAAAAAAATCCTTAGATT